ATATATATATAAGAATGAATTTATTAGAAATATTTAAAGGGACTGGTTCAGTTGGTAAAGCAGCTAAAAAAATGGGTTTTAAAAATATAATAAGTATTGATTTTGACCCTATTTATACACCTACTATTGAAACTGATATTTTAGACTGGGATTATAAAAAATTTTATAAAGAGACTAAATTTAAACCTGATTTTATATGGGCTTCTCCACCTTGCAATACTTTTTCACCTCTAGCTTATCCATTAAAAGAAAGAAACACTAAATCAGCAGTTCCATATAGTGAAAGAGCAAAAATAGGCACAGCTATTTTATATAAAACATTAGAAATAATTAACTTCTTTTTAGAAATTAATCCAAAAATGGGATTTTGTATTGAAAACCCAAGAGGGATGATGAGAAATGATAAAAAAATGAAGAAACTTTATAGAGAAACTACATTATATAGTTTATATGGTGATATTAAAAGAAAACCTACTGATTTTTGGAGTAATTTTGAAATGAATTTAAAACCAACAGATACACCTACAAAAAAAAAAACTATATCAGTTGTTGATTTACCATTAGATAAACGTTATTCAATACCTCAAAAATTAATTAAAAAAATATTTGAAAGTTTCTTTAATACTTAGTTTTTATTTTATCTAATCACACATTTTACTTTCTGTTAAATCTTCATAAATAAAAAACTTATATATATAATTATCTTTTAATAGTTTATAATGATTACCTGTAATTTCTGTAGGCATTACAAATTTATAATATGATGTTTGGTTTTCATCACAATGAGTATATACACGTTCTATTTGTTGTAATTTATAAAACTTTGTTGTTTCACCAACAATAATAGCCATCTTTTTACCAGAAGCATATTTTTCATAAGAATATACAACTGGATAATATTTATTATTAATTTTTACTTTTAATTGAATTTTTAAATCATTATCTTCTAAATTTTTTAATATAATTTTATTATCTTCATATTGTTTTGTGTTCCAATCTAATTTTTTCTTTTTTAAATCCTTATAAAATAATAATGTTTTTTGAATTTTTTGTTCTTCTGTTTCAACTGGTTCTGGTTTTAGTTCTGGTTTTGGTATTTTTTCAGGTTTATCTTCACTTTTAAAATCATTATTATTAATATTAATAGTAGGTTTAGGCATTTCTTTTGTTGCTTCCATTTCATTAAATTTATTATACATTACTTGAAATACTTGGTTAAATTGTGATTTGTTATTAAATCCCATTTTTAATAATCGCTTTTGAATTTGATCTAAATCACATTTATCAATTGTTAAATTTTCAATTAACATATCACAAAGGATATTAAGGCTTTTAAGTTCTTGAGGTTCCATTTTATATTATAATTATATATATATATATTTTCTTTAAGTTCTTTTTAACTTAAAAATAGAATTAAATAAATTCAAAAAAATATAAAATTATTTTTATATTTTTATTTTTGTATTAAAAAAGTGAGGTTATATACTTGCATTACTTTTCTTTTTTTCTACTGTATCACTGACATTAAATGAATTGATAAATACTTTATGAAAGTATTTATTAAAATCAAAATGTTAAAAAAGGGTTTTTAAAAATCTTTATTTAGTTTTTCTTATTTTTTGGGTTGTTAGGGTGTTTAGGGTGCTTAATATGACATAAATTATAACAAAGGGTTGTTTTAATATTATGTTCTTCTAAAAGTGGCTCTAATTTTTTAATCATTTTATTAATTGTAATATAGTCTGTATCCCAGTTAATAAAAAAATCTTCGTGATTTTTACTGGTTTCATCAAAATGACTAATTTCATATTCTAATCCATATGCTGAAAAAATATATTTACCATAATATCTAATTCCTTGTCCGTCGCACTCTAAAAAGTGAGTTTTAGATAAATATAAAAATACAGGTTTTGAATATTCACGGTTTAATGTCTTTAAATATGTTAATGATTTTTCAAAAAATTCTTTAACGGTTTTACACGTATTCTCTTTGGTCATACGGTTTTTAAAGTGTTCAGTAAATGATTTATGTGTTGAAGCCATTTTAATTTTAAGAAGGTTCAGAAAAGTTTCTATTGCTCTTACTTATCTATCTTTGGATTTCTTTAAGTCGTTTTTTAATTAAAAATAGAAATAAAAAAATATTTTTTTATTTTTAAAATTCCAAAAATTTTCTAAAAAAAAGGAGGTTATATACTTGCCTTACTTTTCTTTTTTTATATGGTCTCACTGACATTAAATGAATGGGTATAAGTGAAAGTAATCAGTTTTTTTTATGACTTTTTAGAAAAGTGAAAGTCTTAGAAAGCAAATAAGTGCAAAAAGAAAGCAGTTTGGTGGCTCTCAAGTCAGGTTTATTATAAGAGAGAAATAAGTGAATCGAGAGCCACTTATTTGTATTAAAAAAAGTCAAAAATGCTTTAAAAAACTTAAAATAAAACTCAATCAGTCTTACGGCTTTTTTTAAGTCCTTTTCTAGTCTAAAAATTTAATATCTTTTGATGGATTTCTGATATTATAAATATATTTATGATATTCAATCATTTCTTCATCAAGTGAATAGATCATTTTATTTCTGTTTTCATCTCGTGTAGTTGATTTTTTAGAGATAATTAAATTATCAGGAAAGAGAGATTTATAAATTTTCACTTGTATTTTATCGCATTCATATTTATCAGTAAAATCAGGACTTTTACTTAACTTTGAAAAGTGATGATTATATTCAGTATTAATATTTTTACTTACCTCTTTTGAGACTGGATTTGAGTTAATATTAATATCTTCATTATTGAATAATTTCTTTACACGTTTTAAGAAAACTAACTTAGATTTATCACTTTTGATTTTTACGATATTAAAGTCTAATTTCTCCAATAGATTTTCTTTAATATTTTCTTCTTTTTGATTGATAAAATTACAAAGATTAAAATGCTTTGTAAGTTTGTATTTGTCAATAAATAACTCCTTATTGTCTTCTGCTTGTTCTTCAGTTAATTTAAGAATTTCATTAACTTTACTATAATCTTCTAAATTGAAATTATCATATTTCTCTTCTTTAATAGTTTCTTTAGTATCACGATTAGACTTAGAAACGGTCTTCTGTTTAATACTCTTATCACGAATAAAGCCACGAGTATCAATTAGATTGAGAAAATGAGAGAATTTATTAGTATTATAACAATTTTCATTAAATCCATAATACGAAATTAACTTAAAAAACTTCTTATATGTTTCTTCATCAGTTAAAATTTTAAATTCTAAATTAGCGTATGTATTAGTTAATTCTAATTGTTCTGTGTATTGTTCATAAGTATCATCATTATGAATATATTTCTTAGTAGTAAATAGATATTTAAGATATGTAATATTACGACAACGAGCGATTTGTTGAACCATACTTTTCGGATTAATACTTTTACAAGTATAATAAGCATATACAGGACGCTTCATTACACTATCAACACCATAAACAATACGAGGAGAATAAATAACCCTATCAACACTATCTAAATTAGGGATATTCTCATCTGTTTCACTGGTAATTAAAAGACACTCAATACCATCCTCTTCTAATTTTTTATGTAATACCTCAGCCTCTGCTTTAATATCGCAACAACATAAGAATTTATCTTCTTTACTTAGTTGATTATAAAAATCTTCAGTATCAAAAATCTCAATAGCCTCAACACCTTTATTATGTTTGTAAGTGTTTTGTAAAAATACATACTCTTTATTAGTAAAGTTTAGAAAGTATAAACATAAATCACTAATATCAGCATCAACACAAATAACCTTTTTACAACTATTAATAATTTGGAGTAATTGTTGAAAAATTAGAACTCTAACAGATTGAAGAGTATCACTACTAATAAGATATTCAATAATACTATTGAATTCATCAAGAAAGATAATATAATCTTTATAGTCAATTGAATGTAATTTCCGAAGACTATCTAATTGAATTACAATATTATCTTGACTGTTAAAATCATTATCATATTTATAGAACTTACATTTAATATTTTCTTTTGAAAATGTATTATATTGAGCCTCTCCAAGACTAATGCGACTTACAATAGAGATAAACTTTAAATTATTGTTCATAATATGATGCATAAAAGATGTCGTTTTACCTGTTCCAGTATCTGATTTAATAACATACGATTTGATATTTTTAACTTTTACTTCTTTAGTTTCATAAATACGATTGCAATTCTCATCATATTTATGATTATTAACACTTTTAATAATAATTTGTTCGTCTTCATATTGTTTATCTAATTGTTCGTATAAATCATAATCTAATTTTGGTTTAAAAAAACTTGTTAAAGGGGTAATACCATTCTTTAAAAGTGGTTTGTATAATAAATAACTATCAATATCTAACTTTTGACAAATCCAATTAACAAAGTTATAATTTTCAGTATTGCACGTATTCCAATAATTGAGATTTTTATTGTAATCGTATTTATCTTGTGTTTTATTGTATTTATCCCAATCGTCAAATAATCCTAAAAGTTTCATTCCGTTTGTAAATTTAAGAAAACTGTAAGGCTCTACAAAGAGATTGATTTTAGTATTTTTAATAGTTTCTTTAACTTCGTTGATAAAATCTGGTTCATAATTGATAGTTTCTAGTGTGTGAGCGGTTTTCTCAGTCAAATTAATCGTTTTAGTTTTCTTAGGTGGTGTAATATTTTTAATTAACCATTCTTTTAAGTTTTCAGGTATTTTTTGAATAGGTTTATTAATCCATACTTTATACATTTTATTATCAATAATTGAACCATATTTAACACCATAACCGCCATTATTACGAATATCAATTTGAATCTGAGAGTTTGTAGTAGTGTAAATCTCTTCGTCGTATTGAAAATATAAATGAAACCCTCCTCTAGGTGTTTTAATAGTTAATGTATCTAGAGATTTGATATATTTTTTATCACCTAGTTCTTTAACAAATTTATTATCATCATCAAATTTGTAATAATCAATATCAATAATAGTAATATTATTGATTTTACCTGTCATAACTCCAACGTTATACTCATTAAAGATATTTTCACCGCTAGAAAAGTTAGAAACATCTAAGCCTTTTACTTGATTTTCGGATGCTTGCCATCTACAAGCGGGATTTTTAGAGTTTTTAACTAATTTAAAAGATTTGAAATTTTTGAATTCATCCATTTTAATATTATGTGAGAAATTAATTTTAGTTTTTAAGTCGCTTTTTACTTAAATAAATAAATGCGGGGTTTTCTTAAGTTAATTTTTAATTAAAAATAATAATATAAAATTATTTTTTTATTTTTATTTTATTACTTTTTAGAAAAAAATCGGGAAAGAATTTTTATGTTTTATATTTTAACTTTTTAAAGCAATTTTGATGTTTTTTAATCCACTTTAGTGGCTCTCGATTCACTTTTTCTTCTCCTATAATAAATCTGAATCGAGAGCCACCAATCCGCAATCTTTTTGCACTTATTTGCTTTGACGACACTTTAAAAAAAGTGTTTTCTAAAAAAAACTTAAAAACATCCAAATATACTTAAAGACCTCTTAATTCTTTAACTTTAAGACAGCGTTTTGTAGTGAGATGACGGGATTTATTAAAGTATGTAAAAGACCCTCCACAGATTTCACAATCAACTTTTTGATTAATTTTATCTTTGTTCTTATCTTTAAATCCAAGATAATACTCACGCATTTTCTCAGAGGTAATTTTCTTTACTACCTTATCAGCATTTGTATTTTCATTAGGTGATTCAATCACATTTTCAACGGGGAGATTTTCAATAATCTCTAAATTAATATTATTTTCAGTTGTGTCCATTTCTTAAATTATTTTTAAGTCTATATATATATATAAAAGAAAAAAATCTTAAGTTAAATTAAACTTAAAAATATAAAAATAATTTTAAATTTTTATGTTTTTACTTTTTTTTAGGTGATGCTGGAAATCTTTCTGCTGCTGCTGGTGCTTTCTTAGGTGTTTCAGGTAATTGTAATTCTTCATCATCTTCTGGTAATTCTAATGGTGTTGCTGGTGATTTTTCAACTTTCTTAGTGCTTTCTTTACCTTTTAAAATTTCGGTTAATATGTCAATTTTTCTATTTGCAATTATTGCTTTATCTCTTTGTTTTTTTTCTTTATATTTTTTAAGTTTTGCTTTAAGATTTGATATTTTTGTTCTTAATTCTGTTAAATTAAATGTTTCATTAAATTTAATATATTCTTCTTCATCATAATCTTCTGATTCTGCTACTGCGTCTGAAACTGCTTCAACTGGTTCTGATCCTGTTTCAAATTCAAATTTAGTTGCTCTAAGGGGTTCATATTTGCTTTGTGAAAGAAGATATAAATCTTGAACTTCTTTAGGTATTTTAGAGTATATTTGAGGGATACGAGATTTAAGTAATTCAATTGTAATTTTCTTGTAATCTTCTTTATCAACTTGATAGTTCATATAATCATATAAAACAAATGCTTCAACTAAACCTTTAACATTAGAAATATTATAATTATCAAAATTTTCAAATATGTTTTTTAAACCTACTATAAGACCAACGAGAGGCTGTTTAATTTTTGTTAATGCTCCTCTTGCAAGTGTTCTATTTGATGCATCATATCTACTATTAAGTAGAGGTTCAATTAATTCATTATAACTATTAACAACATCAGCGTATTTAGTAATTACATTTAACTCTTTTTCAGTTATTTTACGACTATTAACAACTCTATCAAGAACTACTAATTTCTCATTTAATTGTAAAATAAGAGCATTAACTTTTTCGTCTGTCTTAAGACCTATTTCTGTCCCTCTTGGTGTTAATTCTGGTTTTTCTAACTCCCATAATGCTACTTGATTGTATGATTTAGCAAGGGCTTGACGGTCAATATTTTGATTATAATTTTTAATCTCATCAATCTGCTGCTTTCTAATTGTAGAACTCATAATTAATTTTTTTAATATATACTATTAAATGATATTTTTATTTTAAATTTTAAAATTTAACTTTTTAATAAAGGTTATTTGCTTTCACGTATTTTGAGGCTTCGATAAGCCCTAAACCTTGTTCTTTCATTACACGTTTAACAATTTCAGCACGTTTATTGATTTTTTTAGGTTTATCAACAACTTTCTTTGATTTCTTACCACCACTAAATGAACTAGAATGCATATTTTGAGTTGTCGGACGTTCTCCCATTCCTTTACCTTTCATTTTACGTTTCTTACCACCTTCCTTTTCTTCAATACCTAAAGCCTTATCTAAGCCCACTGCCTTACCTAATACATTACGAACCTTATCTTTACCAATAACATTAGCGATTGATTCAAAAGGGCTAGAAACACCAACGAATTTATTTGCTAGGTCCATAGGGGCATTAACAACTTTAAGAAGTGTATCCATTAAACCTTTCCCTTTCATCATTTTACGTTTTGGCTTAAGTAATTGAGGAGCATCACCATAATAACCGAGAATAGCACCACCAGATACACCAGAACCCATAAGAGCCTGATTAGTATTACGAGTCTCTTCTGAGTTCATTTTTCCACCTGTAAAATGAGTAGCACGTTTCTTTTTACCTTCACCTTCACACATATCACAACCGCCACTCATACCTTTACCCATTTCATTCTCAAAAGTCTTAACAATACTATCAACACCAGCACCTTCTAATTCTTGAAATTCACCAATACCACCTTTTTTACCATATAATTTATATTTAACACCACCAGACATACCACCACCAGTAAGAAATTTCATTCCAGTATGTAAAATTTTAAATGGATTAAGTAAATCTAAAATCCCTGAACCTTCTAATTTCATAACTTCATCACCATCATCATCATATCCAGTAAGTCGGAGAGGTGTTTCTAAGATATTAACTGTTTCAGGTTCAGCACCACCATAACGCTTACCATATTTTTTACCTTCATCCCATTTACCTTTAATAGCATTTGAAATATGATAAAGAGGATTGAAATTTTGAAGAAATCCTTTAAGAACATCACCAATACCAGCACCAGCAAGACCAGCACCAGCAAGACCAGCACCTTTAGGACCACCACATTCTTCACATACTTCTACGTCTTCCATTTTACCTTTACCTTTTTTATATTTTTTCATACCACCAGCAGCACTAAGACCAGCACCAGCGGGGAGACTAGTTGAAGCCATTCCTTTACCTTTGAGACCCATACAATTTTTAACATCAACGAGTTCGGTGTAATTACCACCGACTAATTCTTTCTTATCTTCATAAGCGACATAACGCTGGTTAATATTTTTAATTTTATTCGCGATTTGTTTTTGATATTCACGAGACATTTTAAAATTTGTTATTTATATATATTAATTAGATATTTTATTTTAAATTTATATATTTAACTTTATAAACTATTTTCACGTGATAATGTTGATGCTATAACGTTATTCTCAATTCTATCAATAATCTCTTTCACATCTTTGAGAGCATCAACATTATCACCACTAATGTTTATATTGATTATCTTAGTCTTTCTACAGCAAGAAGTCTTAATACTTATTTTCATATCTTCTTTTAAAGCCCCATTATCTCCAACTGGTTGATTTCGCATACACGAACAGGGAGCTAGTTTTTTTAATATATCCATTATATTTTAATTTTAATTTAATAATAAGAAAAAAGTTAAATTTAATTAAGCATTAGGGTCAGGAAATACAGACTGAGATACTAACCCAAGAGATTGAGCAACATCACTATTAGCATATTCATTAACCCAGAACATTTCATAAATACTAGTATCAGAATTACTAGAACTTGTAATAATAAGAACATTCTCTTTAAATGGATTATATACATCAATTTGTGTTGTAGTTCCTTCAATAATAACAGGAGAAGGTAATTCAGTAGAAATACCATAATTAGACAAATATGGTGTCCCATTATTATTAGGATTATGACTACTAAGAAGACGTTTAAAACCTAATATTTTACTTTGACCAAATAAAAACTCACTATTACTAATAACTGAATTGATACAATTCATTTGAAAAATACTTGTATCACGACTAGCACCTGGTAATGGTGGAAAAACTATTCTTCTAACTATATTATCACATATGAAAAAGGATGTTTGAGAACGAGACATTTATATATATTTTATATTATACTATATATTAATATTTTTTTATGGTTAAACATTCGGATCTGGAAATACATACTGAGATACTAATCCTAATGATTGAGATACATCACTATTAGCATATTCATTAATAAAAAACATTTCATATTGACTTGTATCAGAACCGCTAGAACTTGTAATAACTAAAACATTATTACGAAATGGATTATAAACTTTAATCTGTGTATCACCAGTAGCAATAACAGGAGAAGGAATACCAACATCACTATATATACCTACTAAATAAGGAGTTCCATTATTAGCAGGGTCAGGGCTACTAGTAATACGTTTAAATCCTAATACTTTACTTTGACCAAACATAAATCTCTCCCAAGGCACAACAGTCTCACGACTATTCATTTGGTAAATGTTCATATCACGAGTAGCACCATATAAAGAGGGAAATATAATACTTCTAATAACTGGGTCAGTTGTAAAAAAAGATGTTTGAGATTGAGACATTTTATAATATATATTTTACTATATATTAATATTTTAATATTTAATTTTAAAAATGAAAATAAATACACTTTTTAGAAAAAAGTGTTGTCAAAAAACTTTCTCTACATCAGACGATTAGCAATTTTCTTACCACCTTTACCAAGAGCCATACGAGCAACATCACCAAGTTTTGAACCTTCAACGAGTTTAAGAGCACCTTTTTTAGCGATAGTTTTAATTTGGTCAAGAAGACCAGCACCAGTCATTCTCACGTGAGCAGTCCAACCAACAGCATCAGGGTCTTCTGATGCCTTGAGAACGTCTTCTTTAGTGAGGATGCCTGTATATACTGATGAAACACCTTGCTCAATAACAAGAATACCACTGTTAATACAGATAATAACGAATTCAAGATTTGAAACAGTCGATAAACTTTGATTGTATGCTGTCCCTGTAATTTGTAAATTGAAATTACCAATTGCACCACTAGCGATATAATCTTGCACAAGTTGAACATCTTTACCTAAAACAAGGACAACAGGCGCAGAACAAAGGGCAACTCTAGTAGGGAGACCAGTATTGAGTGGAGCACCAGCAGCATATCCACGAAATTCTTGGTATGAAACACATAAGCCATTTTCTGCGGAGATTTCAAATAACTGGGTTTGCGGGCAAGTTGAAATGATGCCGGAGCTGTTGTTAAAATTAATCGAGAGATTAGTGATAGGGAGGAAGCGGTCAGGGACTGTAGTTGATACATCATTACGAGAACGGACAAATAAGACAAGTTTATCAGGAACAACATTAAGAGAAAGTGATTGTGAATTGATAGGACCTGAAGAATTAGCAGCGATAGAACCTTGTAAAGCGGAAATGTAGCGAGGATATTCAATATATGGAACTACATTCTTGCTAGGTAAAAGGTCTGAGGGATGCCCATTAATAAATACAAAGTCAAGATATGAACTATCTACTGATACAAGTGAGATTGTTTTAGCGTGAGCAGGTGAGCCATCAGGTAAAAAGGCAGCGGAACGCCATACACGTTGAATATTACCGAATTGAAATTGAAAATTCATATTTTGAACTCCATACATACCTTGAGTGTTTGATTCAGTTGAATACGTGAATGGTGAAAGAAAGAGAAGAGGTTCATCCGAGCGATATTTAACATACCAAGTTAATACAGCAGGAGTTGTCCCACCTACTGGAGGCTGATTAGCAACACTAGTAGGGTCTGATACTAAAGCAGCGGGATTAGCACCCCAAGCAACTGGATACCAAGCACCATTTGGTTGAAATGAATTGTCATATCCTGCGTTTGTGTATGATGCAAGAGGATTGTTATTAGCACCTTGGGCAGATGCTGAATAATCAAAATAGTTGTCAGGCATAGTTGGACACATACTATTATATTTAGCAAGACTACGACCGTCGTGAAGTTTAAGAAGAGCCGGCATTACGTCGGGGATATTTGTTGAAATGCTTGAGGAATTAATTGTAGTAGTCATAGTGGACATCATACGTTGAAGAGGGAATGAAGCAAGACCATCCTTTGAACCGAGTTCAACAAGACGAACACCATTAGCGGGTGTCCCTTCAATTTTGAGGATAAATTCAGCACCAAAAATTACACGACGGTCAATAACTGTTTGAAGTGAGGGAACTTGAACGTTATACACGAGTGATGTATTAGAGTTAGAAATAGCATTTTGGCGTTGATGTGTGATAGTCTCACCGCCTTTTACAACTCCGTAGTTGATTTTATCGCTCACCATAAGGCGAGAATCTTTAATAAGTGATGTTGTGAAATCCATAATGAAATGAGTTTATTGTTTATAACTATATAAAAGATATTTTTTTTATATAATAACTTATTTTAATTTTAAATAAATTACTTACTCAAAATAAAAAATTAAAAAATCCTAATAAAAATTAATACTCAATATTATTAAAATCTTTACGTCTAAACATAATTTTAATATTACCGCTTTGTCCACCATCTAAATAGAATGGCGTTAATATACCATCAAGATTTTTCCAAAATACTGATACTTGAATTGAATTAACGGGTAAATCACTCTGAATATCAATAAGACGATATTCTCCCGAAGGTTGATAATTAACACTTTGCTTATAAGTATTCGTAGCACTAAAGGGCACTTCAAAATCTGTCATTTGTGTTGAAAGATTACTGTTATTACCATAACTTGAAAACGCTCCGCTACTTTCTAATGATTTCGGTTGGCTTGTTAGAGTTGGTAAGAGGGGTATAAGCCCACTAGTAAATACTAAGGCTTTAATTGGATTCCATACAGCAATATCAATTTGTTCACTAGTCATAATAAGATAAAGAGAAGCGTTATTAGTAGCAAGAGGATTAGCCTTAGTATTTTCAAATTGTTGGTAAATTTTCATACGGTATTGAAAAGGTTGTTGATCACCATTAGAAGGGCGACCATAATTAACAAAGTCAAAACCACTAAGAAGGTTATATAAAGGTTCATTCATCCATAACGTCGCTGTTGTTGCTGGCACTAGGGGTTCTGCTTGTTGTCCTGAGTTCCATACAGCAATAGGAGGGGCTGTTGAAGGAGTCCCAGGCTTTTGAGCAACAGCATTTAGTTTAATACGGCTACTACTTTCATCATACCAAAATGATGGAGCAGGTCCATATCTTAAGTTCCCAGTAGTTGGCACAAGATTCCAAGCAGCAGCAATAGCAGCATTAACGCTATTTAAGAATTGTTGATAAGTATAACAATAATAATAAGGGTGTGTTGGTTGTCCTATTTGTGTTGGAGGTTGAGGATTTGATATAACAAAGTTCTGAGGCACAAAGTCAACTCTCTGAATATAATTAATAGAATTAATTCTAATAGCAATTTGGTAAGGAGTATAATTAAGATTATCAGTATATGGATTAGGTTGTGTAGCAGGATAATTTGGATTTGGTTCTGGGGCAATAATAGGGATAAATACGGGTAATGTAGGAGTTTGTAATTCAAAACGCACGACACTAAAGAAATACTTATTAGGGTTTAATACATATGGATTATTACGAATTTCATTAAAGACTACTTGACGGGGTTGTGATAATCCAGTGAAATCATTATTAACAATATCTAAGTCTAAATAAATATGAACTGGATCAGCATCAACGAAATTAGAGGGTTCTAATCTTTGAGACATTTTATATATTATAAGTAAGAAATATAATTAAATTTATATAATTGTGAGATTTTAATTAAAAAAACAATACGAAAATCTAGATTATTAATGATAAATATACAAAAAATATCTAAATTTGATTATTATTATTAATAATTTTAAAATTATTATATATAAACATCTAAAATATATCTAATTTAGATTATTATTGATAAATATCTTCGTTTGATTTAATTTTTTTATATATTTATTAATAATAAACTAAAATAAATCTAATTAATATCTAAATATATATTAAAAGAATGAGTTTCACACAATCACTTATTAATTCCCTCAAAGAAAAGGGTGAAAAACGTAATAAACCGATTTCAGATAGTTCAATTAAATTATATGTTCGTAATCTTGAAAAGTTAAATGGTAATAAACCCCTCAAGTCATTAGTATTCCTTAAGAATGTTGATAATGTTAATAAACAATTAGAAGCATACAAACCAAATACACAACGCTCTTATCTTATATCGATTGTTTCTAGTCTTGCAACTGAACCTAAATTAAAAAAGTTATATGATACATACTTTAAAATGATGATTGACCTAGCTGGAGAAATTCGTAGTATCCCTAGTGAAGAAATGAATGAACAACAAAAAAAGAATTGGATTGATTGGGATGAAGTTCTTAAAGTATATAATGACTTAAAAACACAGGCACAAGCATTACCAAAGAAGATTAAGACAGAAGAAGAATATAATACTCTTCTTCATTATGTTGTTCTTAGTCTTTACGTGTTAGTTCCACCACGTAGAAATGTTGATTATATGAAGATGGTCATTTGTAAAAATGAAAACACTGATGATGAAACTATTAACATTTTAGACTTAAACAAAAAGCAATTTATTTTCAATATCTATAAGACAGCCAAAAATCACGGTAAAACCATTATTGATATTCCTAATGAATTAATGAATGTAATAGACTTATATGTCAAACATCATAAGATGGCTAAAGGTAAGAAATTCTGTATTCCGTTTCTTGTCGATTATAATGATAAACCTCTTACAAATATTAATTCAATTACATACATTATTAATAAAATTTTTAAAAAGAAGATTGGTTCTAGTATGTTGAGACATATCTACTTAACTGGTAAATATGGTGATGAATTAAAAGAACGTCAGAAGGATGCTAATATGATGGGTCATACTACTGAAACCGCACAAACATATATTAAAGATAAATAATATAAGGACAAAATATATAATAAAATATAAAATGGGTCATAATAATAATGAAGTAAAAAAAGGTAAAATTTATAAGATTATCGCATTAACATATAATTATGATGTTAATGATGTTTATTTTGGTTCAACAACTCAAAAATTATCTAAAAGATTAAGCACACATAAATCTGACTATAGAACTAGAAAAAAAAGAGTTGTATCAACTAAAATATTATTTGATAAATATGGTATTGATAACTGTAAAATAGTATTAGTTGAAGAATTTGATTATATTAGTAAAGAACATATATTTAAAAAAGAAGCAGAATATATTTTAAATAATAAATGTATCAACAAACTTTTACCTTATAGAAGTGAAGAAGAAACTAAAGAAAATAGAAAGAAATATTTTGATAATAGAAAAGAAATTAAAAAAGAATATGATAAAAATTATAGAGACTTAAAGAAGGATATAATTTTTGAGGATAATATTTGTGAATGTGGAGGATTATATAAGACTAAGCATAAATCAACACATATTAAAACTAAAAAACATACTGATTACATTAAAACGAAATAGATTATATTTAGATTATTATTTTTAAATATCCACGTTAGATTTTTATTTTTTAAATATCTCAGTAATATATAAAAAGAAAAAATGAAATCATTTCAAAAAGACTTAAAAAAAGGCAAAGCAGACGAATTAATAGTTTTACCTATTATATGTAAATATTTTAATAGAAATATTAAACAACTCGAAGAACAATATTCAAAGTATGATTTTGAAGATGAGAAATATAAATATGAATTAAAAAGCCGTAATAATAATTATAATAAATTTCCAACAACTCTTATACCAGCAGATAAATTAGTATGTAAAAATATTATATTTCTATTTAAATTCTTAGATGGTCTTTACTATATTGAATATGATGATTATCTATTTAGTTCATTTAGTAAATCTAAATTCTGTAGAGAAAAACGTTATGGATATAATGATAAACCTAAAGAATATATTTTTATACCTATTGAATGCTTAAAAAAAATTGAATGTTAAAAAATGGCTCTCAAGTCAGATTTTATTATAAGGATAAAAAAGTGAATTGAGAGCCAAAAGTTATATTAAAAAAGTAGATAAATACTTTAAATATTCTTCTGTTTTTAAATTTTTATTATGGCTTTATTTTCTATTAAAAAAATAAGTATATATAATATATAAAATGAAAAATAATAAAAATATAATTGGAGTTAAAAATGACCCCGAAGAAGTAAAAGAAGATGCTCTTGGTGATAATATTATACGTAAATACTTACCAAATGCTAGAATAATTAAATATAGTGAATTAAAAAACTTTAATAATATTGAGGATTTATTACCTAATGAACAATCTTATTGTATTCTATTATATGAAAGTCAGCCAAATTCAGGACACTGGACTGCTATAATGCGTATTGATGATAATATTGAATACTTTGATTCTTATGGTAATAAACCTGATTTACCTCTTACTTGGTCTAAAAATATTAATGCATCTTTAGGACAATCTATACCATACTTATCACAACTATTAAATAAGACTAATAGAAATGTTTTTTATAATGATTTTCAATACCAAAAAGAAAATAGAGATATAGCAACCTGTGGGAGACACTGCATTTTTCGTATATTATGCCTTACTAAGAATTATTATAATTTAAAACAATATTGTAATTTTATCAAAGGACTTAAGTATAAAAGTAATGAATCATATGACGATATTGTTTCTTATATGATTAATTTAATCAAATAATAAAAAAATACTTTTTTATTTTTAAGTTTAAAATAACTTAAGTTTTTTTTCTTTTATATATATATATAGACTTAAAAGATTAAAAATGAATCCAAATACAATTTCAGACCCTGAAACTCATTTAAATATTGAATCAAAAGAAAAACAAGATTTCTCTAAGTATTTTAAAAAAACACTAGATGAAATAGAAGAAGGTGAAATTAATGAAGAAATTACCAATAAAATTATTGAATTTATGAGAAAGACAATTCACTTAGAAATTACTAATAACATCAAGAAAATTTATAATCATTTAAAAGAAGATTATGAAGATTTTATTAAAAGTCTTACTATTGATGAAATTGATTATAGTATTCACGTAGTTTTTACTAGACATCCTACTAATGATGAAATGGCGAGAGTATATTCTGCATTTGTTGCTACACCATTCAATTTTAATACGTGTTTTAAAGTTATTGAAGGAGAAGGAGAAGGACTGAAAATTACAAACTTTAAAATACAATTTTCAAATAAATGATTTTATTAACTTTTTGAACTTTTTTAATACAACTTTTGGCTCTCAAGTCAAAATTATTATAAGAGAAGAAAAAATGAATCGAGAGCCACTTATTTGCTTTAAAAAAGTAGATAATTGCTTTAAAATCACCAAAGTAGTCTTACTGCCCAATAATTTGCTGAGTTTTTATCATTAACTGTATAATTTCCTTCTTTATCTTTAATTTTAGTTGCTCTTTGTAAATATCTCTTTCTTCTTAAATCATTTCCGTGATTTAATGATTTATCTAATAAACCTGTTTTATCATAATAATGTTCATATCTATTATCCCCAAAATGAATCCATTTATTATTTATTTTTACTTTTAATTTCTTATTAGGTTTTTCACTTTTAAAAAATCTATAACCATCAATTAATTTTGAAGGATTATTTTTTTGTGCCTCAATCGCCATAATCTGGCTTTTTGCTGATTGTTTTGTCTTATGTTTTCCAAGAAGTTGATTAGTATCCTTTAACCTTAATTCAAATTCATTATTTACCTTTTTTATTGAAAAGGGCATTATATTTATTTAATAAGAGAAAATTTAAAATGTTTTTAAAAGTGTGTTATAATACTTTTACTACTAAATTACAAAATCCTATATCTGTTAATAATCCTGTTCCTAAATATTGTATTTTCAAATCTATATATTTATTTATATCTAATACTGATGTTCTAATAACACCATAAAGATTAATATAAATCGGGTCAGTTGTAGAATTACAATATACTTGTGTTTGTGCTATTATATCAGTTCCTAAATAAATATATAATTTAAAACTTGCCCCGACACTAAATGATGTAGAAGGTATTCTTATAAAACTATTTATTTCAAAATTTCTATCATAACATTCATTTCTTAATAAAATTCCTCGTGTATCACTAATTAAATATGAAGCCATAACAGTAGAAGAAACAAAAGAATTAGTTCTTTCATTAGTTGCTGAAATTAATGCGTAATTTTCTGTATCAACTGTATTTAATAAACTATATATATTACCTGTATTTAATTTATCATTATCAAATTGAAAACTTTGGACTTTATAAGCAGAACTTAATCTTTGATATTGAATATATTTAGAACTCGCATTACTATATGTAAATGTTGTAGACGCTACATTTCCTGATGTTAAACTTTGTCCATACATATCACCCCAGTAAATATTTGCTACATTCCCCCCTGTTGCTTGTAATGTTTTATTTCTCCATAAAGTAGTTAATAAATAAAAAACTTGATTATTTAAAGGTGTTGTAATAGTAGTATCATATAAAGATGATAATTTTGTTGTTGAATTATAAATATTATTTCCTGCGGGGCGGTATCTTGTAAATAGTGTAGGTGCTCCTTTAATACGTCCAATTAATTGTGAATTTTCCATTTTTATATTATATTAGATTTTATTTATTATATTTAAAAGTATGTTTTTTGATATTACTTTTTTCTACATTTCAATAACTGAAATAACTATATTAACATTTAAAGGTGATGTTCCTGTAAATGAACCAGATGAAACATTACTTTTTGACATTACAAATCTAAAAGCTGATGAACCATTACTAACACTTGATAAAGATGTTGATAATGTTCTCATTCCTGTTATTAAAATATTTTGACTTGTTCCAATTTGTAAATTTGATTGATTTTTTAATAAACCTGTTAAAAAAACAGTCGTGTCTGGTATTGTTGTTGCTATATTATAATTAAAATTCCATTCAACTCTAAAATTACCACCAAGAACTAAACCCTCTACTTGAAAATTAGTTGTAGTATCAACAGTAATTAAATTATTAACAAATGATGTGATAGAAAAAGTTCCTGTTTCATAATTTGCTGGATTTAATACACTCCATTCTGTAGTATCAGTATTAAAAACACTATCTTTTATTTGTCCTGAAATATTTATTATAGCATATCCTAAATCTCTATTCGTCCATTTAGATAATGAAGTGCTCCATTTAATAACATTTGATGATGATAATGTAGGAACATTAATTGATACATCTGAAAGTGTTGAAAAAGATGGTAAAGAAGAAACCCATTTAGATCCATTCCATATTAATACATTTTGCTCTACTGCTCCAGTAGTATCAACATCACTTAATTGTGATAAATTTTTATTTGTTGTTAGAATTGTATTACTATTTAATCCTAAAACTCTGTCTATAGTTCCATTTTCATTCTTTGTCCATAATATTTGTGTGTCCATTTTTATAATATTATTAGATATTTAAAAAATAATAAAAACTTAAATTTATATTTGTATGTTTTTTTAAAAAGTATTTATTCACCACTAAATAGAGAGCATTTTATACCGCTTACTGTAGTAGCATTTTCGTTGGCAATTCTAATATATTTAAGTCCTTTTAATTTTAATACTGCCGACGCTTGGCGTAATGTTGAACGAACTAATACTGGCTGAAGAACTCCAATATAGAAAAATGTTGTATTATCAAAAGAACCATAAATACTAATAAAACCTGTTGATGCTACTGTTGTATCTTCATAACTTATAACACTTTCATTACCATATTCATTATTAATATTTAAAGCCGTTGAATTTGCCAGTGTTGTTAAACTACCAGAATGAATATTATTATATGTTCCCTTTAAAATAGGATTATTACCAAGAACATAAACATCAAGGGCTCTATCTGTTCCTACAACTGTTGAGTTTATAGGGTTATTTGTTCCGTCGTGTGTTTTTGCTTCTACAATAAGAGAACCAGTCGCATTAACTAATAAATGTTGTTCTACATCTGCCCCAGTTTTTCCAATCATTAAAGAATTAGTTAAGAGACGATTATCAGTAGCCTTAATATCAACATTTGCCCCTGTTCCAGTATCTAAACCTTGAACTATTGAACTATTTGAAATTACTGATACATCTAAACTTTCCTTTCCTCCTGTTGTTGTTGTTGTTAAAACTAAACCAGTAGAATTTACTAATAAAGAATTTGTTAATAATCGTGTATCAGTTGCTCCAATATCAACTGGTAAATTGCTTGTTGTATCAATACCTTGAACCACACCACCACCACCACCACCTCCACCTGCTACATTAATAGAACCATCTTCATTAACGACTAATTTTCTAAGGGGATTAACAGCATCAACAATATTAGTATCAGTTAATAATCTATTAGCCGTAGCCTCAACATTCATAGGGGTTGTTCCGTCAGCACTATCATATGCTTGTAATTGGACGACACCACCGCCACCACCACCTCCACCTCCTGCGATAATATTAACATCTAGCCCCTGTTTAACCCCTACTAATGTTGAGGTTATTAGAGTTCCAGCACCATCCCGTGTATTTGAGTTCGTTGTTGCGGTATTTGCTACATTAACGTTTAAATTTCCTGTTGTGTATGTTTGATTAATATCTAAAACATTTAAACCTCTTTGTGTTCCTCCTGATTGAACTTGAGAACCTACAGAATTACCATTACTATCTCTAATATTTGAAAGTGTTGTTAATCTTCCAGCAGAATCCATTAATGCTAGTTTATAATCTGTTCCGTTGCTTGTTCCTACCATACGAGAATATGTATTTAAAAAATTAGCAGTTCCTGTCCCAACTGCTTGAGATGTTGAGGATAATGGTAATCCTGCTCCATCACTTACATTAACTAGTAAAGAGTCATTTTTGACTAATACAGATACTTGTCCTTCTGTATTTACTTCAACCTGTTTTTCTAGTTCTGAAATAGGGTCTTTACCATAAATTGATGAATGTGTATAAAGTGAATTAATACCAGAAATAGCATTTACTTCAGCATTAATATCAACACCTAAATCTGTTGCTATATTTTTACCTTGAACAATACCACCACCACCAGCACCACCTGCCTGAATATGAACATTTAAATATCCATCATCATCACAATTTAAAGGTAATTCTGTTGGTGTTAATGCCCCTTCTTGATTTACATATAAATTAGACCGTGTATAAAGTTTATTAATATCAGTTAAGGCATCTGCTTGAGCAGTTAATTGAACATTTTGATTTAAAACAACATCATAAGCGTATACAGCAGTATTTAATGTTTCATTAATAATCGTTGTTGCTAATCCTACTAATGATCCTGAACCAACTGTATCTACTCCTAAGAGATTAACATTAAGACCCGCATTAGTAGCACTAATATTAACAGCCTCTTCTGATGTTGTATCAATACCCTGAACAACACCACCACCACCGCCACCACCTCCTGATACTATTAATTCACCAGCAGTATTAATTCCTACGGGGGTAATTGCTCCTGTGATTGGATTAGTAGCATACATACGTGAAACAGTTGGTAAGGCATTAAGATTAGTTCCCATACCATCTAATACAACCCCAAAATCCACACCACCTTGTTCGAGGTCTCTTCCTTGGATAATACCAGCATTTGAATTAGGGGCTTGGTCTGTATAAAGAACACCACCATCATTTAATGAAAAAGGGATATAAGTCTCATTTGTCCCTGCTTTTCCTAAAATTACAACGTTGCTTGACATTTTCAATTTAGTTTATTATTTTATATTATAATATTAAAAGATATTTTTAATTTAAATTAATGACATACTTTTTAGAAAAAAGTAATATCAAAAAGGATTACGAACTCCACGCCATAATAATTAAAAAAAACATACCTTTTGAAGAAGCCCAAAAAATCGCCTCAGAAATCATTAAGAATCCCAATAGAAAATTTTACAGAGAGACTGAGTCATCATACAGATTTAGAAATCTATCAAAACAGAAATTTGATAAAAAAACATTCAGAAGTAAAAAAATAAATGAAAATATTACTTTAATCTTCGGAGAAACCAAATAAGTGGCTTTTTAAACCAAATAAGTGGCTCTCGAGTCAGATTTATTATAAGAGAAGAAAAAGTGAATCGAGAGCCACTAAAGTAGATTAAAAAACATCAAAATTGCTTTAAAAAGTAAAAATATAAACTAAAAAATTCTTTCTGGTTTTTCACTTTTTTTTATTAAAAATGAACTGACTAACTTCTTCAACTATATCTTTTAATTTTTCTAATTGTTCATCATCAAATTTAGTATCCCAACCAATTGCATTAAATTCTTTTAATCTTCTATCAAAATAACCATAATAAGAGCATACTTTTGCGTAGCATATTATTGCGTTTAATGTTTCTGCTGTATATATTAATTCAACTGTAGTAAATTTTTTAATTAAATTTATATTTTTTAAATATTCAAATAATAAATGTAATAAAGGCACACAATAACCCCCTTTTCGATATTTTTCATCTATATATACATATCCTATTCGTAGGGCATTTCCTCTATCTTCTGTATATGCGTGTGATATATAATTATTATCTTTATCTGTAATTATAGATATAATTCTATGTTCTCTAGTTAAGTGTTCATCACTTAATAAATATGATGTGTATTTTTTCCATTTATTACCTATTAAATTATCTAATTCTTCTATATTATTAAAGACTTTTACACCATTAAAATCATTATCACTATATTTTAAATCTATCGTATTAGGTTCTCCTCTACTATCGAATATATAATAATTATGATTTGCATTTAATTTACCTTTACCCTTCATACCTTTTCTACCTTGACCCCTTAGTTTATTAACTGTTGCCGCTATGTCTGTTGTTCCTCTCATAATTCCCTTAGTAAGAGGACTTAATTCCTTTGTTAATTCTTCAATATCCTGAAAAAGAAAGTTATTAATAGTAGAATTATATAACCCGTTAGATTCAAGAATCTTTTTAATGAATACTTGACAATTATTAGTAAGAGGGTCATATCCAAAAAATAAAACATCATTTCCAAATGCTTTACGTGTTTTATCTAATAAATAATTAACCGTTATAGGGATTTTATAATCGTCTATAGGTAAAACTTCAGTATCGCTATTTGTTTTATAACTATCACTTACACTAATTACCTCATTCTTTTCAACTATAATGTTCTTATTATTTTTTAGTGTTAATACTAATGCTAGGTGAAAGAATTTATCAAAACCATACTTTTTCTTTAATTCATTCCATTTACCAAAAGAAACCACGTTAAGAACTTTATTAATCATACTAGGTATAGGAGTTCTGTAAATAGCCATACTTTTAATTTGTTCGTGTCCATACTTAGCCATCATTCTTTTAGTCTGATTATTATAATCATTCAAACGAGGACTAAAAACGTCAACAACTTTATCTTTAATTTTATTTTTGGTTTTAGTTAGAAATCTACTTAAAATACCTGAACCCTTAAGAGATTTAAATTGAGGTTTAAGATTTCCAAGATAAATATAACCTTCTTCAATCTTTACTTTTTTAATACTACCTTTTTCAAAATGACCAAGAGGATGATTAATAATAGTTAAATTTTGTTTAGTTTCCTTAAAATCTTTAAAGTTTGTTAAGTCATTAACGACTTGAGACTTTTTAATAGTAATTTTATATATGTCTGTCATTTATAAATTGTAAAAAAAATATCTTTATTAATATAATATACTATAAAAAAATTTTAATTTAAATGAGTTTTAACTTCAATAAAATAGGTAAGCCTATTGCCGTAATTAATAATGGCAAATACAATAAAAAAAAACTTTATATTAGTGAGAATTGTAATGTTGGAGATGATGAATATGTTAAAGAATTTACTTCATTTAATATATTTGATGATGGTAAATTTCAACAAATACCTGATAAATCAAAAGAAAGAGAAATTCTTTATATTGTTGGTCCTTCTGGTTCGGGTAAAACAACTTACGCAACAAATTACATTAAAGAGGTTCAAAAAATTCATAAAGAGTATCCTCTTTATATATTTTCTACTTTAACCGACGATTTTAATGATTTAGACCCGAAACGTATTCGTATTGATAGAGATTTAATTGATAATCCGATTGATATTAAAGAAATACAAAATTCTATATGTGTTTTTGATGATATTGATGTTTTACCTGATAAAAAAGTTAGAGAGAGTCTTATGGGGACACTTAACCAAATATTAGAAATTGGTCGTCATTATAATGTTTTTCTAATTATGACTAATCATCTGGCTACAAACGGCAAGGATACAAAACGCATTTTAAATGAATGTCATTCTATTACATTTTTCCCTCAAGCGGGTTCTGGTCGTAATTTAACATATTTACTAGAAAACTACGCAGGATTAGATAAGAAAGATATTAAAAAGATTAAAACATTAAAATCACGTTGGTGTAGTATTTTTAAGCATTATCCCCAATGCGTCCTTTCTGAGAAAAATGCGTATATGCTTCACGACGAAAATTGTTAGTCAAAAGTTTTTTTTTTATATTTAAATATTATATTATATTATAATAAATAAAATGTCAAAAGAATATATTAAAGGCTTAGGGCGTGTTGAAATCCCTCTTAATCTAGCCGAACCTGATTATGACTTTAAACTAGGTAAAAAACGTCGTAAAATTCCTAATCCACTTGTTGAATTAATGTATCCACCACCTAAACAAGGTTTATTAAAGAAATATAGTTTAAAACAACTAAAAGACGCTATTGTTGATATGAATGATATGGGTCTTACTGAGGTTGAGGGATTTAGTCAATTAAGTCGTCCTAAATTAGTTAAATTAATTCTTGATAATCCTAAATATTTTGGTCTTCCTGCCGTTAAAATTATTGGTAAAGAAAGAACTTATTTTAATTGGGATGATAAAAAACAAGATAAACAATATAATGAATGGACTGAATTATATGACCCTGAAGAAGAAAAGAAAAAAAGATTTGAAAAAGAAAGAAAGAAAGAAACACGTAAAATACAGAAAGAGAAAGGTATTCCTGATATTGGGATAGATGAGAAATTATTTAAAATATCACCAGAAGAACAAAAACAATATGAAAAAGAAGAAATGAAAAGAAATAAAGTAAAAGAATTAAATTTTAATATTTTATCTACACAAAAAGAAATCGAAGATTTATACAATAATGAAGAAACTATTAAAAATAGAATGAAAAGTAATGAAAATTTTAAATCAAAAAAAGCATTAGAAAAAGGTAAAGAAAAAAATGCAGAACTTAAAAAAGATTTAGAAAAAATTAGAAAAGATTTATTTAGATTAAAAGATAGAGAAAATAAACTAAAAGAAGAAAAGAAAAAATTATAATAATATTGTTCTACATAATGGGCAACTGTTTTTTTCATTATTTCTAATCCATTCATACATATTTTCAATATTAAAGTAATGATTGCATTCAGTTTTTAAAATTTTATTATATTCCTCTAAATCAATTGAACAAGTTTCTTTAATATTTTCAATTGAACATTTAACATTTTTTAATAACCATTTTTCTTTAATAATTTCTACATTATGCTCGGTTCTATAGTATTCTTCAATTTCTTTTTTAGATTGTAAAATACCAAATTCAACATTTATATAATCTAAAATTATTATTAAATGATTAATATGTTTCTTAGTATATTTATTTAGTTCTAATTTTGAATTTTCAGTTAAATGGTCATATGATTTTACAATTATAATATTATCTTCTTCGTGTTTAAATGCGATAGTTCTACCAAAAGATTTAATTTCAAAACCATTAAAAGTTAAGTTTTCTGATTTATTACACTGATAATTTATATTTTGTTCTTCTTCAATAAATGTCTCATATTTTAAAGTCTTAATACAATTAAAAAAGAATGTTTGATTATTTGGATTTATAATGAGTCTAGCCATTTATTATATAGTGAGATAAAAGATTTAATTTTGATTTTTAAGTCTCTATATATTTAATAATATTAGATTTACTTAAGTCGTTTTTTAATTAATAAAAAAAAACTTTTTTATTTTTATTTTTATACTGTAATATCAAAAATTTAGAGATTAAATAAACAAAATAAAAAAAAGTATATATATATAAGAATGAATTTATTAGAAATATTTAAAGGGACTGGTTCAGTTGGTAAAGCAGCTAAAAAAATGGGTTTTAAAAATATAATAAGTATTGATTTTGACCCTATTTATACACCTACTAT